ATGAACGGATCGGCCGTCTGCGTCTCGTTGCCCGGATACCAGCGCCAGGTGATGCCGGTCATGTCGAGCGGCTTCCCGTCAGCCCAGATGCGGCCGATGCCGGTGATCGGCCCTTCGCACAAGGCAACCGCGAAGGACGCATAGTAGAGGTATTCGGTCGTCTGGACCCGGCCACCGCCACCGCCCTTGCCACCGCCCTGCGTCGTGGTCTTCGTTTCCTCGCGGAAATCGGTCGCCCAAATGATGTTGCCGCCGATGCGCATGCGCCCGTAGAGGCGCGGAATGATCGCGCCTTCCGTCGCGGACGTGATCCGCAAGCTGTCGAGGCGCTGGCCCTCGATCTTCTGCGCGGGCGCCAGCGAGGACACGATCCAGCTATCCACCACCGAACCGATGGTCGAGCCGATGAAGCCACCGATGGCAGCGCCAGAAAAGCCGAGGATCGCGCCACCAAAGGCACCGCCGATGGCGGAACCGACGGCGCCGAGGACGAGCGTGGCCATGCGGAAATCTCAGCGTGCGGGGAACAGGAAGGCGAAGGCGATCTTGCGCGCCCAAGTCGGTGTCAGCGGTTCCTCGATCACGCCGAGGCGTTCATAGGCGTGGAGGAAGGTGTCGGGGCCAGTGACGATCCCCACATGCTTGGCGATGGCGCGGGGCATCATGCGGAAGAGGATCAGCGCACCAGGGCCTGCCAGCTGAACCGGAATCTCGGGCATCATCCTGCGCGCCCCGTCTGCCAGCACCTCGCGCGGCCCGGTCTCGCCCCAGTCGCGGCTGTAGGGCGGGATCGGGAACGGCTCCGGCCCCACCACCTCGCGCCAGACACCGCGCGCGAGGCCGAGGCAGTCACAGCCGACCCCGCGCAGGCTGGCCTGGTCGTGATAGGGCGTGCCCAACCAGGACCGAGCGGTGGCGATGACGTGGACGGGATCGGCAGCTTTCACAGCACCGCCCCCTCGTGGCCGCCGTCCTTCGTCGCATACCGCAGGACTGCGTCCTGGCCGGGGATGTGGGCAAAGCCTCGGAAGTTGGCGACATTGGCGAACTTCGTCCCGCAGGTCGCAAGGCGCTTGTCGCAGCCCGCCCGGGCTACGAAAACGTCCGTCGCCGTGAGCGGATGCACTGGCGCTTCCAGCAGGGTCAGGATCGCCACGCCGTCGACGAGGTCGTGCGACAGCACTTCCACCTTCCGCCCGGCATTCGCACCGGTCGACCACTGCACCAGCCCGAAGGCAAACCAGCCTGGCGCGAAACTGCCGAGGCCCGAAGCCGTAAACGCCCTGTCGCGCAGCACATCGATGATTGCGCCGGACCCTTTGAGGGCCGGGGCTTCGAGGTTCACGCCGCAGCGCGCATCGCCCAGCGCGGCATCGCAGCTCGCCTGAAACGTCCGCCCGACCGTCTGGCCGAGCACATGGGCGAGGCTGCGCACCTCGGCCACGAAGGCCAGCCGCCCTCGCCGGATCTGGCCGATGGCGCCTCGGCGCAGAAGAACGCGCTGCGCCGGGGCCGACCAGTTCACCCGCCAGACCTCGACAGCCGCATTGTCCCATCGGCCGTCGAGGATGTCGGTCTCCGTGATCCGGTCCGACGACAGCACACCTTGCGCATCCTGCGCGTCGACCGAGAGGTCCGATCCCGACCGCACCTCGGACGCCGTCAGCCCGCTTTCCGGTTCGAACTCGGTTCCGTCGAACGCCAGCGTTCCGTCATGATCCGTGAAACCGAAGGTGACGCCATCGGCGCGGGTGATGCGCCAGCACCAGGCCAGCGTCGTTGTGCCCTCGTCGAGATGGGCCTGCAGCGCGGGGTTCAGGGACTTCATGCGCGGATTTCCAGGAGAGGGATGGAGGTGATCGACCCGAGGCGTTCGAGATCGAGGGTGACGTCGAGGGCGTCGGTGTCGAAGCGGACGGGCACGTCGAATTCGAAGCCTGCGGTGATGGCCACGCCCGCGGCGGGGGCCGTGGTGAAGGTGATGAGGCCGGTTGTGGTGGAAACCGACCAGCCGGAGACTTGGGGCGTGCCGTTCATGGCGATGGTGACGGTTCCCGCGACGGGCTTGGTGATGGCCCGCGTCCAGGACTGCGCGCCGGAAGTGTAGCTCTTGGTCAGCTGGAAGAGGGTGGCCGACCCGTTGCCCGTACCAATCGGCTGGTTGGTCGCCCCGGGCGCCTGCGAGGGCAGAGAGGACTTGAAGTCGGCCCAATCCTTGAAGCGGAAACCGTGCAGGCGACCGTTGCGGGCCTCGAAGAAGGCAACAACCGCCGCCAGATCGTCGGTACGGCGGATGCCATAGGCGACGTCGTAGCGGCGGCGGCTGTTGGCCCAGCTGGCGTTGCGTTCCTCGGCCCCGCTTGCCAGTTCGACGATCTGTGTGCGGCGTTCCGGGCCCCCGCGCGCGCCACGGCTGATGTTGTCCGGAAACCGGACCTCGTGAAAGGCCATCACATCCCCCTCCGACCTAGCGACACAGCGCGTGCAATGTCGCTGGCGACCTGCGTGCGGGACTGGCGGAAGCTCTCGGCGTCGCGGGCGTTGATCGTGACATTGACGGTCGAGGCGCCCGCCTGGCCGTACCCGGCTGCTTCACGCAGGGAGAGGACCCGCTCCCCGCGTTGCAGGATCGCTGGCACCTCGTCGGGCCGCAGCCCGGCCCAGCCACCGTTGTGCATGCGCGGGGCTACGGCAAAGGCCAGCGCCGGGACCATGCGTCCGGGACCAGGGGCACCGACCATCCCGCCCGCATGCAGGATGTTGGCGAAGATCCCGCCCGCGCCGCCCAGCGCTCCGGAAAGGGCGTTTGCGATGGGACCGAGGATGAAGCGGCGGGCGGCGAGCTTGGCCAGGTCGGCGATCATCGACGTGACCAGATCGCGGAAGTCGAGCTTGCCGGTCTTCACAAAGTCGCCGATGGCGTTCTCGGCGCTCTGGAAGGCCCCGACCAGCGCGCTGCCGATATCGCCGCCAATGTCGCGCGCCTTGGCGGCATAGTCGGCGACTGCGGCGGTGACGGCTTGCCAGCCCGTGAGGGCGGTGTCCGCGCCTTCTGCTGCAGCCGCCCCCGCGTCGCGTGCAGCGCTGCCTGCACCATCGGCGGCGGCGGCCGTGTCGTTCAGCCCGGCCGTGAGGGCATCGGCCGATGCGGCCGCATCCACCAGCGCGGTTTCGGCCTCGGTCCCCGTGCCGGTCACCGCATCCTTCAGCGCCTGCCAGCTGGCCAGCGGCCGACCGGCAGCGTCAGCCAGCATCCCGGCCGCCTCGCGATAGCCATCGGCCCGGGCGCGGGCATCCTCGGCCATGGTGCCGAGCACGAGATCGGGTGGTTCGAGATAGCTGCGCGCTAGTGCGGTCGAAAAGGCATCTGCGGCGGCGGCACCGGCTGCGGTCGCGGCCCCTTCAAAGGGATTGCCGATACGCCCCAGTTCAACCGGATCGAGGATGCCGATCTGCACGCCACCTTCGCCCGTAGCCCATTCGGGCAGCAGCGCGAGGGCCGCGTTCAGGGTCTCGATGAAGCTGTTGATCCGGGTGACGACGCCGTTCAACATCGCCTCGACGCCGGAGATCAGCCCGTTCGCGGCCTGAAATGCGAAGTCGCCGATGGCCCCGGGCAGACTGCCCCAGATTGCGACCGCCGCGTCATAGGCCCCCTGGAAGACTGCAGCTGTCCGGTCGCCGAAGCTGACGACGCCTGCGATGGAGCCTTCCAAGGCCGATAGTCCCGCCGCCTTCAGCCCCTCCCATCCGGCCGCCATTTGCGCGAGGGCCGCGTCGAGCGACAGGCCGATGCGCGACCAGACTTCGCGGGCCAGATCGCCGAGCAGGCGAAACGCCTCGCCTACGCCGCCGACCCGCGCGACCAGCTGCGAGAACTGATAGACCAGCTCGCCCGCGCCGACGATCAGGGCTCCGATCCCAGTGCGGATGAGGGCACCGCGCAGGAATACCAGCGCGGTGGCGAGGCCGCGCACCGACAGGGCCGCGGCGGCGAGACCCGCCACCCACCGCCCTGCCATGACGGCGGCGAAGGTCGCGGCGTAGGAGGCAAGTCGGCCGAGGTTGCCGATCAGACCGTCGATGGCCGAGCGCAGGATGCCGCCATCCGAGGCGAGCGCCACGAAGGCATTGGCCAGCGCCTCGATGGTCGGGGCGACGGCGACGGCGATGCGGTTGCGCAGGCCATCGAAGACCAGCGACACCGTGCCGAGTGCGAGTTGCGTACGGCGCAGGGCTTCCAGCGCATCACCGTCCAGAACCGCACCCAAATCGGAGGCCTGGTCGCCAAGCCGCGCCATTTCGGCCCCACCATTGCGCAGGAGCGGCAGGAGGCGGGTCGCGTCCGAGGCCATGGCCTCGAGATAGAAGGTCATCTCCTGCTGGCTAAGACCCGCCCGCTCCAGCGTGTCGACGTAAAGTTGCAGTGCCTCCGGTCCCGACAGCCGTGCGAACTGGTCAGCGGTGACACCGACCCTCGGGGCCACGTTCTCGAAGAAATCCGCCATCGGCCCGCCGCCGGTCTGCAGGAAATCCCCGACCCGGTCGTTCACGTCCTTCAGGATATCAGCCAGCTTCTCCTGTTCAATGCCGACTGTCCGCGCCCCGGCCGACCAGCGCTGCAGCGCATCGGGTGTTGCATTGGCGACCTGCGCGAACTGCCGGATCTGCGCGGCACTCTCGGCGGTGGATCGGACGATCAGGCCGAGCGAGGCTGTAGCGGCCGCCGCGGCGGCCCCGAGGGCAAGACCTGCACGGCGCGCGAAAGCGGCCAGCCGGGTGTTGGCCAGTTCCATCTCGCGCGACAGGCGGCCAAACCCGCGTGCTCCGGCCTCGCCGACACCCTCCAGTTCAGCGCGCACGCGACGTCCGCCCTCCGCCACGAGGCGGACGGAGACCTTCTTCTCAGCCATTGCGGCGTCCTTCCATCTGCTCGTTGATTTTGCGCACCATCACCGCCTCGATCTCGGGCAGCAGTTCGGCGGCTATCAGCGCGTTGACGCCGAGCGCCTGCGCCAGTGAAAGCGCAGCACCCATGTCCCATCCGATGACGGCCCCCGGCGCGATGCGCAGCTGGCCGCCGAGACGCTGCGCTAGATCCCAGACCTGCCAGCCTTCGACTGTCTGCGGTCGGTTCAGTCTTGCGGGGCAGTCGGGGCAGATGCCCCCGGGGCCCTCGCAGGGTGCGCAGGCCGCGCAATAGCCGTCGCCCCCGCCGAAGGACCAGTCGGCAAGGGCGCGGAGGCGTTTTTTTCCTGATCCAGCATCAGGCCTCGGGCGACGTATTGCGCCTGGAAGGCCTCGAAGACGGGCCAGATTTCGAGAAGGGCGTCGATCCCAGCCGGGCTGACGGGCACGAGGTTGCCGTCATCGTCGCCGACGCCTTCCCAATCCAGCAGCGCGCGGCGGGCGACGGCCTTGGCCATGGCCAGCGCCATGTCCTCCTGGCTCGATGTTTCCGAAAGGCCGTCGATGGCGGGATCGGCGCGGGCGGAGACCATCAGCGCGGTGGTCAGGGGCGCCACCAGGACACGCAGGCCGGGCAGCAGGTCCAGCCATTCGGGCCGGTTCGACAGGTTCAGGCGGATCATGGTCAGTATCCCGTGACGGTGTTGACGAGGACGGCGGTGCACATGCGGGCGGGGCTGGTGGCCTTGGCAGCCTGCCAGTCGAAGGTGGCCTGGATGCCCTGAGGCCCGGGGATCTCGATCCGCGGGACCGGCAGGTAGACGGCATGGGCGGTGAAGGTGAAACTGGCATTCGCGCCGAGGCTGTAGGCGAACTCGAGCTCGCAAGGCGTGCCGTCGATGGCTTGGGTCACCAGCGCAGAGTCGGCAAACCGCACCTCGATCCGGCCGGTCAGCGCTGCCATGCCGGGATCGGCGCCCTCGATCTTGCCGTCGTTGCGGATGGTCTCGATCCGGTCGAGGCCATTGGCATAGGTGATCTCGGCCGAGACGACATTGCCCAGCGCGGTGCCATTCCGCTTCACCACCCCGTTGAAATGGCCGAAGCGTTGCAGACCCAGCGCGGTCGGCGTGCCTGTGGCCGTGGTCGTGGCGATGGCCTCGCCCTGCGCGATCAGCCGGGCGGTGGCGGTCAGCAAGCCTGAGCGGCTCATCTGCCAGCTGAACTGGTCCATCACGCAGCCCGCATACATCGCAAACCGCGGCACCTCGGGCATCGCGACCTCGATGGCCATCGAGGGCAGGGTCCAGTTACCCGACTGGAAGGTGTGTGTCTTGGGCGTGGTTCCCGTCGTGGTCGGGGCGCCGAAAGCGGCCTTCAGCCAGTAGCCGAGGGCCTCCACATCGATCGGCACCACCACCTCGCCATCGGCGGTGACGGCGTCCTTGATCGGGGCCAGGGGATCGCGGCCGTAGCCCAGCAGTTCCGAATTTAGCAGCGGCTGTTCCGCCCCCAGCGTCGCGCGGGCGAAGGGCATCAGCCGATAGCCGCTGGCGGGCGGGGTGCCGTAGACAGTTTCGAACGCAAGCGCCATCTGCGCCCGCGCGCCGTGTGCGCGTGCCATGGGGGTCTCCTTGAATGGGGAATGTCAGGCCAGGGGGCCGGTTGTGGTATAGTGCAGGACGACGGTGAGCACTGCCGCCTTCAGGGCGGCTGCGCCCTCGACGGGCAGATCGACTGAGGCCGGGGCTTCCGGTTCGACCCAGTCACAGAGGCCACCCAGCGTCCGGTCGGCCTCCAGCGCCGCGCCGATCGCGGCGATCAGATCGTCAAAGGCGCTGGCCCGGCCCGTGCCCGCCTGGACGACGACCTCCAGCTCCGCCCGGTGCTGGTAGTGATAGCGCACTGGCGACAGCGTCACCTCCGGCTCACCGGGCTGGCCATCGCGCAGGATGATCAGCCCCGCGGCCGGGATTCGCTCCGGCAGCACCTCGTCACGCAGGGTGAGGGCGGCAAGTGGCTGCAGCCGCGCGTGGAGCGCGGAGAGGACGGTTTCGCGGGTGGTGGGCATAGCTTTCGTCCTGGTGAAGGCTGTTCGTCACAATTCGGCTCGAACTCTGTAAGAACACGTAAGCAACAAGTGTCGTGCCCAGTAAGTCAGTGAGTTATCAGTCGCACCACGCTGTTATGTCGCTCGCGATTTAGAGCCTCAACTACAGCACTAGGGTTGTTCTTTACAACAATTAGGAAGCTCCTCGTCGTTGCATCAGGTTCAGACCTGTTTTGTTCCCAGTTTCGAATTGATCCGAGGGCAATTCCAAACTGCGACGCAAACTCTATCTGAGTGAGTCCAAGTGCCTCACGAATTTGACGCACATCGATGTGGCTTGGCTCGACCTCGTACTCTTCGAATTGGTCGTCAAATGGACTCTGGATTTTCATCTGCTTCGACACGTTTTCCATTCAGTGGATTATCCGGAGGCGCCCTCGGCGCCCCCGGATGAGGCCTAGCTAGAC